ATACAATACAAGTTAATTTTAATGAACTGAATTGGTCTATTGGATAAAAATCTGAGTGTGGATTATACCAATCTCCTACATCATATCTATGACATTGTATTCTATTTCTATAAATACCTTTGATATCATATTTGTAATGGACTTGATTTGCTACTGATATTACTTCCCAAAATTTATCTAAGTATTTTTGTTCGTTGTTTTTGTTAATGTTTAATAAACAAATGCTATCTTCTTTTTCGTAATATTTAGTTTTCTTTCTTTCAGAATTTTTATTTACTTTGTTAATGATATAATCGCACTCGTCTTTCGTAAAGAAGTCATCTTTTGTTATTACCCATTTGAAATTATTGTTTAATTTCAAACTATCCATATCTATTGGTTTATACATTTTTATCCTATTTGAAGTGGTCTCCGATAAATAATTCTTGAATTACATATCGTTTACCTTTGCTGACTGGAACAACATTATGACATAGAAATGCCGGAAAGAAAGTTAATGAACCTTTTAATTTGTTCATTGAATACCACTCTTTTGTGTCTTTGTCTTGGATACCAAATTGAACATCTCCACCCTCATATTCACTCGGGTCTGTTAATTGGATTATCCCTACTAATTTTCTTACTGAACAAGTTCCTGCATTAAAGTCTGTGTGCCAACCATAGAAACCACCCTTTGTGTATTCTATTAATTTTAATTCATTATCACACCCATCAATATCAAAATGAAATACTTTATCATTTACAATATTGGCCATTTGAAACATTTTGTCCTGTAACCATTTCCAATCTTTGTTTGGTTTTGTTGGTCTGAATTGGTTTTCTTCTTGTTCACATAAATACCACTCATTAGTTTTTCTAATTTCTGGTATGACTGCATTTTTTCCTTGTTCATCTCCAACACAACCAATCACATCTTGTTCTGATTCCATTATGTCTTTTAATAATTCATCACATTTTTCTGATGATAAAAAGTTTGGAATTTGAACTGAATATAAAAAGTCGTTATTCTGTTTCTGACTCATCTGATACTAAAACCCTATTCGCAAAATAATTCTTGCCGTTATTTGTTCTGTTAATGTTGTATGTTTCTATAAGTCCGTCAATTTTTTCAACACTAACTACTTTAATTTTGTTTAACTCATCATTTAAAACTTCATCACCGACTTCTAATGTTCTATAATTTTCATCAACATAAAACGGGTGGTCATCTGTAGCCATAATTTCTGTATTATCATCAAACTTATATTTTACTAAATTATCGTGTAGAATTTTTACAACCTCTAAAACTATTGAGTCTTGTAATTTACCACTTTCTACATCATAGGTTTTTATTTTTGAACCTAATTCAATGTGTTTAATTTTGTGATAAGTTCCGTCTGACAATGTAATCATTGTATCACCTGTAAAACATTTACCTGGTGGGATATTATGAACCAATATATCTGATGTAAAGTATGTATCTATGTCCTCTACATCTAATGAATAAAATGTTTCTTCTTGTGCGACTTCTGTTTTTGATGTAATCTCAACCTCATTTCCGTCTTTGTCAAAAAGATAATCTCCAACTGAAATATTCGTAGGTTTTACCCAACTCCAAGTATCACTTTGTTTTACAAAGTATCTCGCACCTTTCATCATAGATTGTTTCATAACCGGAACTTTTATACTACCATTAAGTAAGTAGTATCCATAATAGTCTTCTTGGTAAGTTCTTACAACAACTGAACCTGATGCTGTTGAACCACTCAAATCTGTCGTGGAATAACTTAACCAATCCTCAAAGAAAAATTCATCTGGCATACCAACTGGTAGATAAGATTTTACAACATCACCTACTTGGACATCTTGAACTTGTTTTTGAGAGTCATCAAACATTCTAATATTACTACCACTCGGTGTTGAGTATAATAATGCGTTCTGCATATGATATCTGTCTCCACTCAATACAAACTTAGGTGCCATTGAAACATCTAACTTATCTTTTTTCTTAATTAGTATTTGTCTATCTGGTGTCATTAAATATTCATACTTCGGTGATTTTAAATATCCTTGTGTTCCTACGGTTGAACCACTCGGTACAATGTATTTTTCAATCAATGACCCACTATCTACTGCATTTTGATAAGTAGGATTTTCTGCAATATACTTATGAAACAATATACTATTGTCATATGCAGTTCCATCTACACTTGGGTTTTTAACCACGAAGTCCGGGTGATAAGGATTAGAATCTGAAAAAGAACCTGTATTGAATATTGGTATTAAACTTGAACTTTCTGGTGATGAACTTAATATTGTTCTGAATGTTGTTTTGTTAAATGAACCACTAACAATGTTTAATAATGTATCATCACTATACCAAGGTGTTTGCATAAACAAGTGAAAACTTCCTGTATATTGACTTTGTCCTCTTTGAGAAAAATAAGTATGTGATGTATTTCCATTATACTCAAAATTTACTGATATTCCGTGTCTTGCAAAACTCGCACTAATTATTGGTTGTTGAAATGATGAAGGATTTTCTTTTACATCATCATTCTGTCCATAAATATATGCAGTCGTACAACCTTTTTCGTTTGCATAATCTGATATTAAATCAAATGAAGCTGTTTGTTCATTGTAAGAACCATACATACCACAAGCTGTATTCATTTCATTAAAATAAATGTCGCCAGTGGTTTCCTCTTTGATGTAATCAACACCAGATAAAATACCAATATTAGTATTATTTGTCCAACCACCACCACTTCCGGTAATATAATTTAAATAATTTTCTATTTTTGTTTGAACTGACATAATTTTTTCCTACTTATAAATATCAATTTAGTCCATTTTAGTAAAAATATTCTCTTTCATAACCGATAGTGCTGGCGTATTCCAATCTTCTAACTTA